GGCGGCGCGGTACGCGTGCAGGTTGTCAGCGTTCAGGGTCTTTCGCCGTCGAACACGCACGCCGTCCAAGTAGGCATTCACCATGGGTAAACGCGGACCGAAGCCGCTCCCGGCGGCGATCAAGAAAGCGCGCGGTACGTTCCAGCCATGCCGGGCGGCGAAGAACGGATGGACTCCTCCCGTCGGCAGCCCGTCGTTGCCGACGTACTTGAGCGACCAGGCGCGCAAGATCTGGCGGGCACATGTGGCCCAGCTCGTCGAGGTCGGCATCCTCACGGTGGCGGACGGGGACGCGTTCGCCCGGTACTGCGCCGCGGAGGCCCAGCACCGACAGGCCCAGAGGCTCGTAGACGAGCACGGGTCGCTGATGTTCACCCCGTTCGGACCCAAGACGAATCCGATGATCAAGGTCGCTCGCGAGGCGAGAGAGCAGGCGACGCGGATCGGGTCGCTCTTTGGGCTCGACCCCTCTTGCCGGGTGAAGCTCGAAGTGCCCAAGAAACCCGAGCGGGACGCGGCTGCGGAGTTCCTCGGGCTGACCGCGCTGCCCGGGGGAAAGCGGTGACGAGGGCGGTGGGCAAGCTGGAGCGGCTCGCGAAGGAGCGGCACGCTCGCGATCTCGAGCTGGCGCGCGCTCCCGGCGGCCACCCTCGGGGCCTGTGGTTCGACGACGCGGCGGCCGACCACGTCGTCCAGTTCGTCGAGATGTTCTGCAGGCACTCGAAGGGCGAGTGGGCGGGGCAGACGATCAGGCTCGAAGAGTGGCAGAAGGCGGACGTGCTCCGGCCGCTCTTCGGCTGGAAGCGAGCGGACGGCCTGCGCAGGTACCGGACCGGGTACGTTGAACTGGGGCGCAAGAACGCGAAGAGCACGATCGCGGGAGCGGTCGGGCTGTACCTCCTGGTCGCCGACAAGGAGCAGGGCGCCGAGGTGTACTCGTCGGCGACGAAGAGGGACCAGGCGCGGATCGTCTGGGAGGCCGCCGAGGCGATGGTGAAGCAGTCGCCGGAGCTGAAGCGGTTCGTGAAGCTGTTCCGCAACTCGCTCGTGTGCGAGCAGACCGGCTCGAAGTTCATGCCGCTCTCTGCCGACTCGAACACGCTCGACGGACTGAACCCGCACGGGAACATTGTGGACGAGCTGCACGCCCACACGGACGCGCGGGTGTGGGCGGTGCTCGACACCGCGATGGGCGCCCGCCGCCAGCCGATGACGCTCGCCGTGACGACCGCGGGCGTGTACGACGAGGAGTCGATCGGCTGGCAGAAGCACGACCTGGCCGAGAAAATCCTGACGGGCGTGATCCAGGATGACGCCTTCTTCGCGTTCATCGCCGCGGCCGACGAGGACGTCGACCCGCTCGGACCGCGAGCCTGGGAGATGGGGAACCCGAACATCGACGTGAGCGTGAAGCGGGCCTACCTCGAAGGCCAGGCCGAGAAGGCTCGCCAGTCGCCGTCGTTCTACAACGAGTACCTGCGCCTGCACTTGAACCGCTGGGTTCAGCAGGTCACGCGTTGGCTCTCCATCGAAAAGTGGAAGGCGTGCGGCGGGAAGCCGCAGCGCGTTGGCGATTGGTCCGGGCGCGAGTGCTGGGGCGGTCTCGACCTCTCGCGCAAGCTCGACCTGACGAGCCTCGTTCTCGTGTCGAAGAGCGAGGACGGCGGGTTCGACGCGCTCGCCCGGTTCTGGCTCCCCGAGGAGCGAGTGGCCGAGGAGGTCAAGAAGGGCCGGACGTTCTACGCCGACTGGGTGCGCGCGGGGTGGCTGACCGTGACGCCCGGCAACGTCGTCGACTACGCGTGGGTGCGCCGCGAGATCAACGAGCTGCGCGACGAAGGGCTGTCCATCCAGGACCTCGCCTACGATCCGTACAACGCGACCCAGCTCGTGAGCGAACTGGGAGAGCAGGACGGGTTTCGGATGGTGGAGTTCGGGCAGGGGTTCAAGTCCATGAGCGAGCCGGCCAAGTCGCTCGAGGCGCTCGTGGAGGGCGGGAACCTTTCGCACGGAGACCACCCGGTGCTCACCTGGTGCGCGGCGAACGTGTCGGTGAAGACCGACTCGGCGGGCAACATCAAGCCGCACAAGGACGTGCTCTCGGCGAACAAGGTGGACGGGATCGTAGCGCTCATCATGGCGCTGGGGCGGGCGACGGCGAGCGACGCGGCCGGGAGCTCCTACCTCGAAACGCAGGACATGGTGATCATGTGAACGTGACGAGGGCTGCAACGGCGCTCGCGGTCTTGGGTGCTGCGCTGGTGGCGTCGGGTGCGTGGATGGCGTGGCGCCCGGCGGGGCTGATCGTGGGTGGCGCAATTCTCATGGCGGCGGGCGTGGACGCGCTCCGGTCGCCGAGGGGTGGACCGTGAGCGTACTGGCAAGGATCCTCGGTGGCGGGCGGGACGTGGAGTCGAAGGCGACGTTCGACCAGCTCCTTCTCGAATCGGCGTACATCTCGTCGCTCTCGAAGGCGGGCGTCGAGGTCTCGCCGCTCTCCGCTCTCCGCGTCTCGGCGATGGCCGGGTGCGTGCGCGCCATCGCGCAGGACCTGGCGCAGCTCCCCGTCAAGCTCATGCAGGAGGTGAGCGGAGAGACGCTCCCGGCGAAGGGGCACGTTCTCTCTCGGATCGTCCGCGAGCGGCCGAACGCGTGGCAGACGTCCATGGCGTTCCGGGGCCAGCTCACGGCGCACGCCGCGCTCGGGCGGGGCGGGTACGCGCTCGTGACGCGCGTGGGCTCCGAGGTGCGCGAGCTGCTGCCGGCGCCGTACAACAGCGTCCGCATGACCCAGGGGGTCGACTGGAGCGTTCGCTACTTCGCCCGTGCCCCCGGCGGCACGGAGTTCGAGGTTCCGGCCGACTCCCTGCTCAGGATCGAAAGCCTGAGCTGGACCGGCCTCGGGGCGATCCCGGCGATGGACCAGGCGCGCGACGCGCTCGGGCTCGCGATCGGGACCGAGGAGAGCCAGGCGAACCTGCACAAGAGCGGCGGGCGTCCGGCCGGGTTGCTCTCGACCGAGCAGTCCTTCGGCGGGAAGCCGGAGATGGCGAACCGGGTCCGGGAGAACTGGCTGAAGGCATACGGCGCGGGCGGCACGGGCGGGATTGCGGTCGTGGACGCGGGCATGAAGTTCCAGCAGCTCACCATGACCGGCGTCGATGCCCAGCACCTGGAAACTCGGAAGTACCAGGTCGAAGAGGTCTGCCGGTTCATGGGCGTGCCGCCGACCCGGATCGGGTACTCGGATAAGGCGAGCACCTACGCCAGCGCGGCCGAGTTCGCGGCGCAGTACGTGAAGTACACGATCCGAGCGTGGGCGCAGAACTGGGAGGAGTCGCTGTCCCGGGTACTGCTCACGGACGAGGAGATCGCGGCGGGGTACTTCTTCCGCCACGAGATGGGCGGGCTCCTCGAGGGGACGCCGGACGTTCAGGCGAACATCTTCAAGGCCGCGCTCGGAACCGCGTCGTCGCCTGGGTGGATGAGCGTGAACGACGTCCGGCGGAAGATGGACATGAACCCGCTCGATCAGCCCGGCGCCGACCTGGTGGTGACGCCGAAGGAGTTCGCGGGAGCGCCGCCTCCGGGCCGTCCTCCGGGAGCGCCCGCCGACGAGCCGGCCGACGACGTCTCGCCCGTAGACGCGCCGCCAGTCGAGTAGGCCGAAAGACGTCTGCGTACCGGTGGCCTTAGCCTGCCTCTCGTGACGTCACGGGAGGTCGGCTGATGCCCCGAGAGGTGTTCGAGCGCGAGGAGAAGCGCCTCGCGAAGCCGTTCCGTTACGTGGCGCAGCCGGACGAAGAGGGCCAGGTCGAAGGGTGCGGCGCGGTGTTCGGCGACGTTCACCCCACCAGCTCCATGCGTCTCCCGTCGGACTGGACCGACACCATCAAGCCGGGCGCGTTCAAGAAGGCGCTGGCCGAGCACAAGCGGGCCGGGACCATGCCCGCCATGCTGCTACAGCACGAGATGTCCGCGCTCCCCGTCGGCGCCTGGACCCAGGCCGAGGAGGACGACGCGGGCCTGAAGCTCACGGGCAAGATCGCGACCAAGACGGCAACGGGCCGCGACGTCTATGAGCTGCTGAAGATCGGCGCGCTGACCGGCCTGTCCATCGGGTTCACGGCGACCAAGCACAAGCTCGACGAGAAGGCCAAGGTCCGCGAGATCCTAGAAGTCGACCTCTTCGAGATCTCTGTGGTCACGGTTCCGGGGATCGACGCCGCACGGGTGACCGACGTGAAGGCTGCGGATCCGGTGGCGTTCAAGCGCCGCATGGAGGCTGCTGCTCGCGATGCCGGGCTGTCGAGGACGGAGGCCAAGATGTTCGTCGCTCACGGCATGAAGGCGATCGACCCCGACCCGGGCGAGGCCGCCATGGTGGCGAACGAGATCATGCTCATCGCGAGGGGTATGCGCGGATGAGCGGAGTCGAGAAAGCGGACCGAGTCACGCGACTGGCTGAGTACCAGAGACGGTACCGGCAAGAGAACCGCGTTCGCATTCGAGAGCAACGCTCCCGCCCGGAGCGAAGGCTGGCCGCCCTCCTGGCAATGGCCCGGCGGCGCGCAGAAGAGAACGAGGTGGAATTCAGCGTCACCGCCGAAGATCTCGGAACGCCGCCCACGGAGTGCCCGTTACTCGGCACGCCCATCCGGTACGAGTGGCGCGGAGTCGGCGGTCCTCGCGACGACAGCCCGTCGATCGACCGGATCGATCCGCGCCTGGGCTACGTGCCGGGAAACGTTTGGATCATCTGCAACCGAGCGAACCGCATCAAGGGTGACGGCACTGCCCGGGAGCACCTCCTGATTGCGCTCGCCATGGCGAGCCGAGTCGAGAACGTAGTCGGACACGGGAAGCGGGACATGGAGAGAGCGCTGCGCGAGGCAGGTTTGTCGATCTCGCTCTCAAAGAGGCTCGTCGCTACCGGTTTCACCGCCCTGCGCGAGGCTGCGGCGGACAAGCAGGACACCGCAGCAGTGGGCTCGTGAAACGGATCACAACCTGAATTCGGAGACGAAGATGGACAACGACATCAAGGCAGCTCTCGAAGAGACCCAGAAGGCGTGGAGTGAGTTCAAGAACAGCAACGACGCCCGGCTGAAGGCGATCGAGTCGAAGGGCTACGCGCCCGCCGACCTCGAGGCCAAGGTCGAGAAGCTCAACGCCGTGCTGACCGCCACCGAGAAGCGGCTGCACGACGCCGAGACCAAGCTCGCCCGCCCGCCGATGCCCAGCACCGACGAGGGCAAGGAGAAGGTCGCGCAGGAGCGCAAGGCGTTCTTCGACGGCCCCATGCGCCGCGGCGTCGAGCGGCTCAGCGCCGACGAGCGCAAGGCGCTCGTGGTCTCGAACGACACCGGCGGCGGCTACCTCGCCCCGGTCGACTTCGTCCAGGAGATCATCAAGGCCGAGGTGCTCTTCTCCCCGATGCGCGAGCTGGTCCGGGTTCGCCCGACCTCCCGCGGGTCCGTCGTCATCCCCAAGCGGACCGGCACGGCCGCCGCCGCGTGGGTGGGCGAGAGCGAGACCCGCGTCGAGTCCACGAACCCGACCTGGGGCTCCGTCGAGATCCCGACGCACGAGATGTACGCGGAGTGCCGCGTCTCGTTCGCCGACCTCGAGGACAGCGCCTTCGACCTGGAGGCCCTCCTCCGTGACGAGTTCGCCGAGCAGTTCGGCGTCGCCGAGGGCGCGGCCATCGTCTCGGGCAACGGCGTGAAGAAGCCGCTCGGCTTCCTCGACGCTGGCGCCGCCGGGCCGTCCACCCCGATCGCCTACACCGCCTCGGGCTACGCCGCGACGATCGCCGGCGCCGCCGCCGGGTCGGCCGGGCAGGGCGACGGGCTCATCAACCTCTTCCACGCCGTGAAGAGCGCCTACGCGAGGAACGGAAAGTTCCTCCTGAACCGCGGCTCGCTCGGCGCGGTCCGCAAGCTGAAGGACACGACCGGCGCCTACCTCTGGCAGCCGGGCGTGAACGGCGCAGCGCAGCCCACGATCCTCGGGGCGCCCTAC